GTAGGCGGGGGCGGTTATAAGACCCAGTGATAATGGTCGCGCTCAAGCCCCCCTTCACGTACAACTTTAAGAATTTAATAAGCCAAAAAGGTGCTATAACAAGCCATACAGCAACCACAATCGACCACGACTAAAAATACTTCTTGACATTTTTAATTTTTTCAATTATAATAACATTCTTGAGAAAAGATGAATTTTTTCAAATCCAAATAAAATTTCAAGCATTAAATTTTACTAAATAAATCATACATAAACCCACAAAAGAAAATTAAAGGAGTTACTATGTTAAGAAAGGCAATCCCGCTATTGCTACTAAGTTGTTCATCATTCGCCGAGATGGAAGAAATCGTCGTCAAAGGAGATCTCGGGTCACTTCCCGGCGAACGCGTAGAATCCGTCTTCGGCTTCGAGAAGTCTATTCTAGATACACCCCGAAGCGCTTCTACAATCTCCGAAGAAATGATGGACCGTTTCAATATGCAGGATATCGACGAACTCGTTGTTCTAGCACCTGGAACCTTCACACAATCGTTCTTCGGTGTAGCAGGCTCACTCGATGTACGTGGTACTGCGGGTGAGACATACTTTCGAGGTATTCGACGCCTCGATAACCCCGGCAACTATCCTACCCCGATTGGAGCCTCTGACCGAGTAGACATCGTTCGCGGTCCCGCGTCACCTATCATGGGTCCTAGTAAGATTGGTGGTTACCTCAACTTCAATCCCAAGTCCGCCCGTATCGAAGAGACAGGTTCTTATATTCCCGCGCGCATCGGAGAGATTTCCTACTCTGGTGGAAGCTGGGATCGTAATGTTCTCACTGCCGAAGTCGGTGGCCCTGCAGCAATCAGTGGAAAGCCTGTTGGCTACTACCTCTATGGAGAAGTTGAACATTCGGGCAGCTTCTACACAAATGCCCCCGGTGTGAATCAATCACTCGTTCAAGCATCGTTCGATATGGACTTTAGCGACAATGTTCGACTTCAGTTCGGTGGTATGCTTCACGACTATCAGGGTAGCCAAAACGCTGGCTGGAACCGTTTGACTCAAGACCTTATTGACAACGGGGTTTATATCACCGGTACTCCTACTCCTCTCGATACATCTGGAGACGGCTTCATCTCTCACGATGAGTACTATGCAGGCAATATCAATCCTTTTGCTCTCTATGCCTTCTTCGGGCAGCAGAATCTTGATCTCGCCGGTCTCTCCGATGCTTCTTTCGGTTATGACTACACTTCTTCGAATATGGCCTTAGAGAACGTTGGAACTGCAATTCTGCCCATGTCTTCAACACTTATCGCTGCGGATGACACCTTAGAGAATAAAGTGGCGACTCTGTACTTCGATGTTGATGTTGCTCTTGGCGAGTGGACTTTGACGAATAAGTTATTCTACGAAAGCTATGAGAACCTGAATGAGAACGCTTACGGGTTTTCTCAGTTTCATGACGCATCGGTTGTAGAGGATCAGTTGATTCTGTCGGGTGTGTTTGATGGGTCCTCTATGACGACTTCAGTACAGATTTCTCCTTCAATTCGACGAACTGAGTTTACTCACGGTGATGACTACTATAACGAATACTTTAGCCGACGTGACCTGACGGGGCCTTCAACGGCTCTTGATAGAAGACTACTGGCAACTCGAAGTGGTAGCGACTATAGCGAATATTATGTTGGGGATTATACTGACCTGGGTTTCGGGGTAATGGTAGACTTTGCACATGCTTCGGGACTGTCTCTTCTTCTAGGTGCACGTTATGACGTAATTGATATGACAAGTACAACTCCTGAAGGCTTCACACAATCAGATTCAGCATTTACATCTTCCGAAGGTGGAGTGGACGTTGTGGTAAATACTGCTTCAGATGAGCCTAGTGGTGTATCGTGGTCAGGTTCGCTAAGCTGGGCAACTCCAATCGGTCTCGTACCTTATGTAACAATGTCAGAGCAGAGCACTGTCATTGCGGGTCAGGGAGCGGAAGTACAAGTCGGTAACGTATTTACTGGCAATGCCTTTGGCTCGTCAGAGTTGATGGAATATGGTGTGAAAGGAAGTCTTCTAGACGATCGTCTCTACTTCGCAGTGTCTTCTTATGAAATGGAGCGCACAGACTTCAATGCACAGTCAATCACTGTAAACCAGGCTGTGAAAACAGATGGTACAGAGTTTGAGTTGCGTTGGGCTGTAACGGACAAGTTCTTGATGACGATGGGCTATAGCAACATGCAAGCACTGATGTTAGCAACCATTGCGGCTGGGAATGAGTTCTCGTTTCTAGGTCAAGCGGATTTGCCTTTAATCGACCCAACTCTGTTATGGGGCGGTCAAGTTGGTGGTTTGATTGATGTTGGTCCTTCGAAAGGCGTTCGAGCCGGTATGCCCGAAACCATCATGTCTGTGACAGGCACCTACGACTTTGGTGATGGCTTTGCTGTCAGCGGTAGCGTAGTTGATGTAGACGCGGTTGCATCCGGTCAGTCTTTCGCAGTTACTCTTCCCGCATATACACTAGTCAATCTTAGCATGAGCTATGACGCCGAAGACTGGTCTGTCATTGTTGCAGCGAAGAACGTTACAGATGAGCGTTACTTCCGAGCAAACTTTCCAGATCTATTTGGTACTACGGTTGTTCTCCCCGAACTGCCGCGACATTATCAAGCGAAACTATCCTATCGTTTCTAATGACAAAGGGGCTTCGGCCCCTTTTTTAATTCTTAAACAAATCTTTATAAAACCTTAACAAAACTATGTTATAATATCCCCTGTGAAAAAAGTTCACAAAGCCTCTGGAGATATAACATGAAGAAGAATTGGAAAGAAACACTCGTGGCCCTCGTATTTATAGGATCGGTGTTTATGTTTTTAAGTTTAGATATTAAAGCTGCACCTTATGTTGAATACAAGAATGAGATGAAGAAAGAAAAGACTACTAATCACTTACGTCTCGGGTATAAGGCAAAGAATAATTTTTATTTTGAAATTGGGCCCATGACGAAGGGCCATAGTTATGAAGCCGGATACAAGTTCAAATTCGATGATGTAACCATCAAAGGAAAACTAGAGACTAAAGACACTGGCTCTGCCAAGACTAAGGTTGAAACTGAAGTTCGCTATACCTTCTGAAAAAAATATCTTGACATTTTTGTTCTCTAGAAGTATAATTGGTTGTTAAAAGGAGCATTGTTAATGTACAATTTTTCACAAATACATGACGTAGCTGGTTTTAAGGTATATTTGTCCGAAGTAAAGGCAGGCCAAACTATACTTGATAAAACTCAAGGCATAAAACACCAGGTAGTACCCCCCTCCCCTAGGGAGGATGCTATAGATTATGGTTATAAAAAATCAACTGAGATTACTGGTTTTGGTTACTGTAACTGGCTTACAGTAACTATTTCTGGCAGCATGACTTTTAAAGGCTTAAAAAATGGTCAGTGGATCGATCTTAACTGTTTCAAAGAGGGCTTTATAAATCTTCGAGATGATGGTTGGGCAATATCTCATAATCTTGAAAATAGAGTAGGTAACTATGACACAGATTTTAAGTCTTTTTGTATAGTACCTAGTACAGAAGAAGCAAAAAATCATATTATTCGATATGACTACTCCAAAGGAACATCTTTTACAACTAAAAAATGTAACACCTCTTTTTTTGAGGAAGCAACTCTTTTTATGATAAAAGACGAAGGTTTTTCTATTACCTCTTATAATTGCAGACAAAATAATACCTTCTCTAGAGAGGAGGAAACAATTTTCGTTACTATGGTTCGATATGGCTGATTATACTTTAGTAATAAATACTGGTGACGATAAATTTTTCGACACTATTACTTGGTCCGCGTCAGGAGGTGATGGGCTATCTTCTGGGGATCCTTTAGTTCTTCAGGTAGGAGATAGAGTAAGAGTACAAAATATTTTTACTGACGGTGACGGTGACGATTCCACTTGGAATGGGTCAGCTACAATACAAGGGTGGCAAGTTGGCTACTGGAATAGTAGTTCAAACTTAGTAGTAAATGCAAATACCACTTCTGGGTATAGAACTATTCAATCCGCCGCTGGCGGCCAAACCGATAGTATAACTGCCGTAGATACTTCGGGAGCTAACCCTGGCAATATATCATCTGTATTTTATATGTCAATCGGAGCAGTGACCGATCAAATTCCGGATGATTGGAACTGGGTAGACCAACCAGGGGCAGAGATAAGTACCTTATACGAATCACAAACACATACATTAACTGGAATGGATACTGCGGCTAGTATGACATTCTTTAGTAACTCACATGATACCCCTGAAATGCAGATTGATGGAGGCACTTGGACTGCTGTTGCCTCTACCGTTGTAAATAACGGAACTACTATAAGACTAAGAGCGACTTCTTCTAGCTCTTATAGTACCAGTACACACATTTATACTGCATTTGAAGGAACAGCAAGAGGTAACGGCTGGAGTATAGGAACTAGAGCGCCCAATCAAGTCCCAGATGATTGGAACTGGGTAGACCAACCAGGAGCACAGATAAGTACCGTATACTACTCACAGATACATACATTAGCCGGAATGGAAGCTGCGGCTAGTATGACATTCTTTAGTAACTCACATGATACCCCTGAAATGCAGATTGATGGAGGCACTTGGACTGCTGTTGCCGCTACCGTTGTAAATAACGGAACTACTGTAAGACTAAGAGCGACTTCTTCTAGCTCTTATGGTACCAGTACACACATTTATACTGCATTTGAAGGAACAGCAAGAGGTAACGGCTGGAGTATAGGAACAATAACACTCCCAGTAACCAGTATTACTTTAAATCCCACTGCATTAAATTTGACTGTAGGAACCACTCAATGGACTGTAACAGTCTCTGGGGGTAGTTCATTAGACACGTATCAAATAAGAGACTCTTCAGGAACTGAACACGAGAGTAGAAATGGTAATGGTGATATAACTGTTACTGACGTTCCCACTACTCAAGAAGTTTATACTGCGTATGCAAAACGGAGTGCTGCTAATGGTGGTGGTAATACTTATATAGATACTGGTAAGACTATCACTATAACGATGGGTACGGGAGGAATTCAAGCTCCCGTTATCTCCTCTATTGGTATAGTAGATATTGACGGAACTGATGCTACAGCTACAGTTAACTTATCCGCTAATGGTTCAGGCGGTACCCTTAAATACATACAACATACAACTTCCACACCACCCGCAACCGGCTGGCAAACTTCAAATAGTTTTACACAACCTTATAGTACTACTAGATATTATTTTGCTTCTCAAGATGAAGATACTTCAGGTGCCTATGATACTGAAGTAAAAACTCTAGGCGCTTATAATGCTGGGTCAAGTATTTATGGTATGCAAGTGTTTAACGCTGCAGGGGATTTAACTTTAGATACAACTTATAGAGTTCCCGGGGTTGTTACTTTTGGAAGTACTTCTGTTAATTCAGGAACAACTGCCGTGGGTACCCCCTCAACCTATACAGGAACTTCCGCTGATATCAGTTTTCCTGGAATGACACCTACTAATTCTTCAGAGTTCGAGGTATGGATTTTAGATAATATTCCTGCTGCAGGAGCTTGGTCATCGAACCAGTTTACTATAAATAGAGGCACTAATTTATTTACAGTTACTTTTAGAACTGATACGTCAAACTACACTTTAAATTTTGATTATATTGGGATGAGGTTTTAATATGGGATATGGAATAGAAGTTTACAACGAAAATGGAAATTTACAATTCAGCACAGGCCAAGAATCTTTAGCTGTAATTGATACTGGAACAGTAGCGAATACCTCGGCTGTAGATTATAATTCCGCGAATGAAATACTCTTTGTTCGAAGAACTACTACAGGACACATAGATGGTAATACTTCGAAAGGAGGAGGGGCTGGAGGTATAGATAGATGGACAAATGCTTCCGGAGCTACCGTAGAATATCTATTAGTAAAAAGAACTTCTCAAAGAGCTGAGGATAACTCTGCAGATTATGGAATAAAAGTTTTTAAATCAGACGGCACAACATTACAGTACTCTTCAGGATATAGCAAAGGACCAAAATTAATAGATATAATTCCCCCAGGCTCTACACAGAGTTTCGGTTACCCAAATGACTATCAATTTAAACCAGTTTTATATTCTGGAAGTTTGACAGATATTTGGTATGGCTTTGGCGATATGAAATTTACAAATGGGGTGATAATCTTTCAAGGTACTTACTGGAATTATACTGCTAATACTATACAGGGACTAAACCAGGCTACTACCTTTACCTTCCCAAACACCTATACTTGGTTTGGTTACCCTAATATCTCCACTTTATTTATACTACAAAGGACAACTTAAAATGATTTACGCATATATAGCTTATACCCATCCAACTACGGGAGTCATTTCCCACGTACAGTCTTTCCCTTCAGAACCCCCAGCTAATGGGTCTATTTGGAACGGAGAATTAGTAATCTATTTAAGAGAAGATGAACTAGAATCTATAGGTTTCATAAATCCTTCTCAATTTCTAAACTGCTACTTTAGAAAGGAAGGTGATTGGGTAAATAGAGGAGCTTCCGACCCTGAATGGACTGTATGGAATTCAGAAACAGAATCTTGGGATATTGCCAGTGATAGAGTATCAAAACGTGTTCTAGAGTTGAGACTTGCAAAACTATATCAGTCAGACTGGACTCAAGGAACGGATTCTCCTCTTACCGATGAGAAGAAAGCTGAGTGGGTTACGTATAGACAAGCCTTGAGAGATATAACAATTCCTTCAGATTTGGATCTTCCAACAAACTTTGTCTGGCCAACAGAACCCTCTTAAAAAAAGTTCTTGACTTTTCGGTCTCAACATAATACAATGAATCCATGAAACTCGTAAAGATGGCACCAGAAAATCTCGAAGTGGCAAATGCATATTTGTCTACGGGGTCCGCGCTAACGGCTGCAAGCAGCCTAGGCGTTACTCCTGACAAAGTTTACGAAGTGCTAGAAAAAAGTGACGTAAAAGACTACATCAATTCGGTCTATTTGGACCAAGGATATCGCAATCGTTTCAGGCTCGCAGAGCTTCTTGATGAAGTAATCGAAAACAAACTTCAAGAAGCTAGGGACTCTGAGCAGTATTCCAGTAAAGACCTCGTTGATATAATTGCACTCGCGCATAAAATAACTGTTGACCATACGAAAGAAGCAAAAGCTACTACAAATATTAAACAGCAAAATGTGCAAATCAATTCTCCATTCGGCGAAGGTAACTATGGAAAGTTAATGGAGAAACTACTTGGAAACCCAGCACCAGAATGACCTTCTTACAGACTTTCGTACCCACGAAGCAGTCTGTGAAGAACGATGGAAAACTATATTTAATGAAGTAAAGAAAGCTTCGGAAGATAGCCGTATTCGATATAAAGAAATGCAGCAATCCATCGATAAACTTCATAAACTCGTCTGGACAGTAGGCGGAGCCCTTATCCTCTTTTTAGCAGGATTATTGGCATCAGGAAACGTACTATGATTTTTAAAAAAGGCAATATGTGGAAAGTAGCTGGCTCATCAGCAAAATATGCTACAGAAGAAGAAGCCCTAAAAGCTGCAGGAATTCACCAAGCAGTAATGAAAGAAGCTCCTGTTGAGAAGACTACTTGGAGCCCTTTAGAGAAGCTACGAAAAGCCTCTCTAGTATGTGAAGAATGTGAATGTGACCCTTGCGAGTGTGAAGAAGAATGGAAGTCAGCAGACGAGACATAGTTCTCGACAAAATATTACCGGGTAAGTTTTTAAAAGTACCGATTGAACAATATCTGGAATTGCTAGGTATAGAGGCAATTCCTTCTCAGGTGGCCTTAATAAATGCTATTAATTCAGATAAGTATCGTTTCATTGTTGGTGCTCTTAGTCGTCGTCAAGGGAAGACGTATATCGGAAATATTATTGCCCAATGCGTCGCCCTCGTTCCAGGATGCCATGTACTTATTGTCAGTCCTAATTACAATCTTTCTAATATCTCCTTCGATTTACAACGCAATTTAATAAAGCATTTTGATTTAGAAGTAGCACGAGATAACGCGAAAGATCGTGTAATTGAATTAACAAACGGGTCTACTGTTAGACTAGGATCTGTAAATCAGATTGATTCTGTTGTAGGGAGGAGCTATGACTTTGTTCTCTTTGATGAGGCCGCATTGGCAGATGGAGAGACAGCGTTTAATGTTGCTATCAGGCCAACACTCGATAAGCCGGGATCTAAAGCTCTCTTTATTAGTACTCCTCGTGGAAGGAATAATTGGTTTAGTCGCTTTTTTAATCGTGGGTTCACCGATGATTTTGAGGAGTGGGTAAGCATAAAGGCAACTTGGCATGATAACCCAAGAGCTTCAGAAACTGATATTGCGGAAGCACGACGTTCTATGTCAACCGCAGAATTTGCTCAGGAATATGAAGCAGACTTTAATGTGTTTGAAGGACAGATTTGGACACTTAACTATGATACGTGCGTGCAAGACTTATCAGAAATGGATTTTACAGGCTGCGATATTATCTCGGGGCTTGACGTAGGTTTTAAAGACCCCACAGCATTTTGTTGTATCGCATATGACGGACACAAATATTATTTAATGGAAGAGTATTATGCGGCAGAACGCACGACAGAGGAACACGCTGGCTTCCTTGGTGAAATTATTGAAAGAAGAGAGGTCGACTATTGTTTTATCGATGCAGCCGCCGCACAGACAAGATTCGATCTTGCACAGCAGTATGATATTTCTACTATCAACGCCAAGAAATCGGTGGTTGACGGGATTGGTCATGTGGCAAGTCTTATTGATAACGATCGTCTTATCGTAGACTCGAGCTGCACCGAAACATTGCGCTCACTAGATATGTATAGATGGGACCCGAATCCCAACTTGATTCGAGAGAAGCCCGTTCATGATTCATCCTCTCACATGGCAGACGCGTTGAGATACGCACTCTATAGTTTTGAAGAGAACGCTCCAACATTCTAAACACCGAGTAAAAATAATTCTTGACTTTCAACTGACTCATGGCTATAATGATTAAAATTAGATGGTAGAATTAAAAAGAGACCCAGTAAAATACATAAGAGATAGGGCAAAATCGAAATACGAGAAGGGTTCTGAATGTCGGATATGCGGCGTCAAGATAAAGTTAGACTTTCACCATTTCCATACTCTAGCTCCTTTACTGCGTAAATGGTTAAGTGAGAAGCAAAAGCTTCGTCCAGACCATTACACAGATGAGTATTTAATAATCTGGAGAGACGAATTTATAGATGATAATTGGGCTGAACTTTATACTGAAACAGTCACCCTATGTCACGATCATCATCTGAAACTACATTCCATTTACGGAAGAAACCCCCCGCTTCACACCGCAGAAAAGCAGAAGCGCTGGGTAGAAATACAACGAGAAAAATATGGCTTGGTATGATTTCTGGAAACAGGAAAAGTTAAATCCCGCGCAAGAAGAGATTGTATATAGTCTTGAAGGCGGTGGCCCTATTGCTTCTCGTGAGATTATTACTAATTATAGAGCGTACTATGAGTACTTAGAAGTTGTAAATCGCTCTGTAAATATGATTGTAGATGATGCAGCGGAAATTCCTCTTAGAATAGGAGAGCCAGTTCAAGGATTGAACTCGGTTACCAAAGGAATAAGACGTTCTCGCGTTGACTTATTGCTCAACAAAGAACCTAATCCTTTTCAAGATATTTCTACGTTTAAGCGAAACCTCATAATCGATTATATTATAGATGGAAATATCTTTATATACTTTGACGGCGTTTCCCTGTATCATCTCCCTGCCCACTATGTTGACATAGAACCTGATACGAAAACCTACGTACAGGGCTATACTTTTCAGACGAGTGTTGACTATAATCCTCGAGAAATTATTCATATTAAAGAGAATAGTTTTCACAGTATCTACAGAGGCACTAGCCGTTTAAAAGCAGCACAGAGAAGTATGTCCCAACTTACTCGTATGAGAGAGTTTCAAGATAACTTCTTTAAGAATGGTGCAGTTCCTGGTCTTGTAATTAAATCTCCCTCTGTTATTAGTGAAAAGAATAAAGAAAGAATGATTCAATCCTGGATGACTCGTTATCGTCCAGATGGAGGTGGAAGAAGACCTTTAGTTTTAGACGGCGGAATGGAACTTGATGCAATTTCAAATATAAACTTTCGTGAACTTGATTTTGAAAGCTCTATTGAGTCATCAGAAAAAGAGATCTTGAAGGTATTGGGTGTTCCACCCATTATGTTAGATTCAGGAAATAATGCAAACATTCGTCCGAACCACAGAATGTATTATTTGGAGACAGTTCTCCCAATAGTAGAAAAAATTAATAGAGCCCTAGAAAGATTCTTTGGGTTTGCAGTTACTCCAGATATTAGTAATATTCCCGCACTTCAGCCAGAATTACGAGATTCAGCAGCTTACTACTCAACCCTCGTAAACGCAGGAATTATTACACCAAACGAAGCAAGAGAAGCTTTAAACTATGATGAGGTCTTTGGCGCCGGAGAAATCCGCGTGCCTGCCAATATTGCAGGCTCTGCTTCAAACCCAGCAGAAGGCGGAAGACCCGCAGAAAAGGAAGAGTAAATGAAAAAATCCGAAGGTTTCAGACTTTTATTAGACTATTTTTTAGAGATAGGAAGAGTGCCCTCAAAAAGAGAGTATATTGCTTTAGGCAATAATGCCCCTATCCCACATAAAGCAATGAAAAGATTTTTTGGGTTAAGCGCCGATTATTTTAGGATACTAAAACATATCAAAACTACTTACCCCACAGAGTGGAACAGGTTGGAGCCGTCACCAGTTCCTAAAGCGGCTCCCGTTATGGAGCCACCCAAGGAGCCAGTAGAAGCTCCAGAGGTCGAAGTTTCTCCTTTAGAGAAACTTCGAATATCAAAAGGAGAATCAATTGAATAAGATTTTTCACATTGGCTCCACCTTTAAAGCATTTGAAGATGGGGATGATCTCCATATCACAGGTATGGCCAGTACTAATGGTACTGACCGAGTTGGAGATATTATTGAATCTGAAGCCTGGACAAAGGGTGGACTTCAAAACTATTTAAACAATCCAGTTATTCTTTTTAATCACGACTACAACCAGCCGATTGGCCGAGCAATTTCGCTTGGTACTAACGACAATGGTCTGCAGCTAAAAGCAAAAATTGCTAAATCTGCTGGACATGTAGGAGAGTTAATTAAAGAAGGCGTCCTTGGAGCTTTTTCAGTCGGGTTTCGAGTCAAGGATGCGGAGTATATGACCGAAACCGATGGATATAAGATTAAGGACGCAGAGTTATTGGAGGTTTCCGTAGTTACGGTTCCTGCTAACCAAGCTGCTACCTTTTCTCTTGCTAAGTCTTTTAACTCTGATTCAGAATATGAAGACTTCAAGAAATCTTTCAAAACAGTAGATTCCTTAACAGAATCTAATAACCTTCAGGAAACTGAAAAACATCTAGATTCCGTTAACGAATCAATGCCTACCGACTCTGATAAAGTCGAAGCACAGGAGAAAACTATGAGTGATATCGATATTGATGCGATTGTGGCTGCTGCTGTCGAAAAGACCGCAACTGCAATGGCAATGAAAGAAGCTGAACGCAAGTCAGAAGAGAAAACGCGATTGGAAGCAGAACAAAAAGCTGCTGCCGAAGCCGAAGCTCAGAAGTCTGCACAAGAAGCTCAAATTGCAACCGCTGTATCTAGTGGTGCAGAACGTTTAATGGCTGACGTATCAGCTAAAATGGCTGAAAAAGATGCCAACCACGCCGAAATCATTGGTTCATTGCAAAATGAATTGAAAGAGAAAGCTGCTGAAATCGAAAAGATTCAACAGTCAAAGCGTGTATTCGCTGATCGTAATGAGAAATCATCCGTATCAGAAGAAGACATGGTAAACGCACATATTCTTGGTGTAGTTACTAGTAAAGGGATGGAAGGAACTCGTTTCGGCCGTTCTATTTTGGAAAAAGTGAACACTAATGCTGGTGTTACTGTTCCTACCAGTGCTACAGCTGACTTTGAGTCAACTGTATCAACTGCAATTGAGCGTGACATTGAGCTCGAGCTTGTTCTCGATCCTTTGTTCCGTAAGATTCAAATGAATTCTGCTTCTATGGTAATTCCTACCATGCCTGACGCAGGGTATGCAGAGTGGTCCGCTAACGATGCTACTGGTGGCGCTACAGGTTCATTTCCAAATGGTAATTTAGAAGGTCGTGATGATGCTGCAGGTTCGCCTTACCCCGGTCTGGGGATGGGCAGTACTGTTATTACAGCAGCCCGCTTAATTTCTCGTTCTTACCTTGCTAATGAAACTGAAGAAGATGCGATTATGCCTATTCTTCCTTTAATTCGTGAAGCGATGGTACGATCACATGCACGAGCAATTGAACATTCACTGCTTTACGCAGGTCATACTGATGCTGTTAATACTGGAGGCCAGACAGGTCTAGTTCAGCAAGCAGTGCTGGCAGAAGCTGCAGTAACGGGTTCTGGTGTTCTTGACACAGACGACGTTTCTCCTTTTGATTACACAGCTACGGCTGCTCAAATGTTGAATATGCGTCAAGCTATGGGTAAATACGGTCGTCGTCCTGAAGACGTAAGATATATTATTTCTTTAGACGCTTACTATGATTTGCTTGATGACATGGATTTCCAAAAAGCAAATGAGTTGGGAGAAGTCGGTACTCGTACTACAGGTCAAATTGGATCGGTATATGGGTCTCCTGTAATTGTATGCGATGAATTCCAAGGCGGAAAAGCCGCAGGTAAGTTCTGGGGTCTTGCTGTCAATACTCGTAACTTCGTAGTACCTGTACTACGCGGTGTTACTGTTGAGTCTGACTATGAAGTCGCTAACCAGCATCGTGTCCTTGTCGCTACGCAACGTCGTGGTTTTGATAATCTCTTCAAAACTGGCGCCTATGCTTCAGCGGGTCAAGTTGTTGCACATAAGTGGTAAGATGTTACTTAGGATGGGAAGCCTTCGGGCTTCCCAAGCCTTTTGGGAAAACAAATGGCTGATTTAATTACATTAGACGATTATAAACTACTGGAAGGGATAAACTCTACACAGTTTGACGAAAAGTTCGAGACGCTAATTACGAGTGTAAGTAAGCTTGTCCGAACCTATTGCAACAGTGAGTTCGACACCTATGCTAGTAGCCCCGGATATACTGAATTTTTTGATATTCAGTGGGATACGTATACTGTTCAATTAAAGTACAGCCCAGTGATTAGTATTACAAATGTTTATGAAAGAGTAGGACAATCTACTGCATACACGGAATTATTTACTAGCGGTGGGGGAACTCCACCAGAATATTCGTGGTATTTAGATCAAGTTTCTGACTCTATTTTTAGAACGCAAGAAAGCGGTGCATATAAAAACTGGCCTCGTGGTGTAGGGTCGGTCAAAGTAACCTATTTAGCGGGGTATACAACTCTACCCACAGATTTACAACTGGCAGTAGCTGATATTATCACTTACTACCATTTAAACGAACACAAAGACAGACAGAGCATTGGCTCAGCAACTCGTGAAGGTTCCGGTTCATCCTCTATACGATACGACCCAGGATTCCCAGACCATATTCGCAGAGTTTTAGACATGTATAGGATACAATGAGCAAGGCTATTGTAGATGGTATTATTCGAAGTTCTCTAAATAGAAATGTAAAACGCTTCGACTTAATAGCTAGAAGATACTCCGCCGCAAACGCGCCTCACGTACATAAAATATTGTACGAAGATATAGAAAAAACTATAGTCAATAACTTTGCTATTTCTATGAGTAAATCAGAGGCTTCGGAAGAAAATCTACTAGAAAATCCTAGAGTGATGAGTTTTTTAAAGAAGGTTGCTAAGTATACTTATAATAGATACTTAACTAAATACAAGAAGAGTAAGGGTGATATAGTTAAAAAGTACCCTACTTATATTTATATATATCAACCCAGATTACGGGAGAAGCAACTAAAGACTCCTATATTTGAGCTAGCTCTACCTAAAATACGAACTGGATTCAAAAAGCTTCTTAAAGGAAAAAAGACAAAGTTCAATGACTCCTTTACAAGAGCAACCCAGTTTTTACACTTAGGTAAAGAGACCGTTGGTACCGAAACTCTAAGAATTCTAGGGAATACTGTAAGTGGGGAAGCTGTAAGAGAGAACGACCAAAAAGGGCCTAAATCTTTGAGAGGTTCAGGAGCTTCAGATAGTGTAATAGAAAAAAATATTGATAGGTCTTTAAAAAATGCTAATCTGCTTATGGATGTATCCACTGCTGAAGCAAGAGAAGCTGGTACAAATGTAATTATAAATATGTTGCGAAATCTGGAAGTTACTTGGAAGAGTAAAGAAAAGCAACTCGCAGCAGACTATAGAAAAGATATTGTAGTATACGGCACTATAGGTAGTTCTGCAGATAATATACCAGGTTCTGAAAGCTATGATTGGAAGAATCTTCGAGAAGAAGTAGAACGAGAGATAGCAGAAATTTTATTTGAAAATGCTGAAGACTTTGCAAGTAAGGCTGCAAGTATGCCTCCTGCAGAGAAAGTAGCTCGATTAACAACAAATCAAATAATAGACGCGGTCGTAGGAGCACAAAATAAGAATTTTAGAGTTAAAGCAACTAGAGAAAAAGTACAGAAAAGAAAGTCTGATAAATCTAAAGTTGGACAACCTAATACTAAAAAACGAACTAAAAGCAGTGGTAGTACTTTAGCTATAGCGGCTTCGGCAATGTCGAATAAAGGCGCAGCAACTAAAAAGAATAGTGCTCCTCGCTCTAACTTATTAAGACTTCAGGCTATACTCAATGCTAAACTACCTGCAGAAGTTCGTAAAAACATGGGAGCACCCGCATTAGAGAATAGAAGCGGGGCTTTTGCAAGTAGCGTTAGAATTACAGACATAAGTACTACTGCTAAAGGGTTTCCGAGTGTAGGATATACTTATGATAAGAGCCCTTATCAAATTTTTGAGATGGGTAAAGGAAAAACGCCCTGGGCAAGTGCTCAAAGAGACCCAAGAAAACTTATTGATAGATCTATAAGAGAAATCGCATCGGAACAATTAGTAGGAAGATTTTTTACTAGGAGAATGTAATGGCAACCAGAGACTATACGTCACGAAGAATGGCAATTGTTCAGGCTCTCGTAGTAAAATTAAAATTAATTAATGGAAACTTTCCATACAGAACAAACTTATATAATAACGTAGAACCAAAACTATTGTTCTGGGACGAAGTACAAGATTTTCCTGCAGTACATTGTAGTGCAGGAGCAGAAACTAGACAGTATCAGGGTGGTGGCTATAAAGATAGATTTATGACTCTGACATTGAGAGTGTATGTTCAACAAGAAGATGCCGTATTAGGCTTAGAAAAACTTTTTGAAGACATAGAAACAGTAATAGAAGATAATTCAGCATTATCCTATACAGATCAAGACGGAACAGCGCAATCAGTACATCAGCTTACAATAGTAAGTTTAGATACTGATGAAGGCGCACTAGAACCTTTAGGCGTCGGCGAAATCGTTTGCGAAGTTCGATACTAAGGTTAGGAAGAGAGTAATCTCTTTGGAGAAATAAAAATGGCATTACAATTTACAAGAGACGTACAAGTCGCAATCAAACTTAACGATGATATTTGGGAAGTACCTGTACTTGATGGTTTTTCTTTTTCGCAAGCAATTAACGCTTCCGAAATTACAGTAAGTGAAGCGGGAGCAACCTCAAGACGTGGACGTTTGCTTTTTAATGATTCTTTAGCACCCGTAGAATGGAGTTTTAGTACTTATGCTCGTCCTACTTTAGACACAGAACCAAGCCCAGATCAAGCGCGTTGTATAGAAGAAGCTTTATGGGCTATGTATACCGGAGCTACTTCGTTTACTGCGAACACGGGCGAATTTGCTGGTTCTATTAGTGATGTTAATGCAGTAACTGCGACTACTAATACCTTTGACCTTACGAATAGTGACATTCCTTCTATGGGAGAAGGGTATGAAATTTACTTTATGTTCAAACCTACTGGCGGAACTAACCAAGTATACAAAATTACAAAGGCTGCTGTAAATTCAGTTACAATTGATTTTGACATTGATGGAATTGCTACTATTCAGTGGTCTGGGTTTGGTTCTGAGCTTTCTGATGAAGGGACTACACTTGCAGTTCCAAGTATTACTACAGGAATTGACTCGACGTCCAACTTTATTCGTAATCGTATTTCTACCGTTGACCTGGTTCGAACCGATAAATTAATTGGTTCTCCAGATACTGATATTGTAACAGGCGTAACAGTAGATGGTGTAAATGCTTCAGGTCAAGCTGTATTAAATGTTCTCGGAGATATTAGTGAATTAAAGGTTGGAGACACAATTTTTGTTGCAGGAGTCGTTACATCTAGCCAGACGGTAGATAGCATATTAGGACAAGCTATTACTCTTTCCGGCAATCTTGAAAGTTCGACCTCTGGAGCTGAGGCGGTAGTAGTTACTAGTGCCGTTTCTGACAGATACGTAATTGTCCTCACTGGAGGTTCTATTAACTTCGAGAATAATATTTCTTATCTTACTCCTGAAGAATTAGGTCAAGTAAATAAGCCTTTAGGTAATATTACTGGAACTCGTTCAATTTCTGGAAATCTGACTTGTTACTTAGATAACGATACTGCTAACAGTAAATCAGGAGAGTTGTTCGCAGACTTAGTGTCTGATAGTGACACAGTACGAAATGTTTTTGCCCTGGATATCAATATTGGTGGTGTTTCTGCACCAGCCCTAAAATTCTCTTTACCTACAGCTCACTTAGAGATTCCTGTTGTTAACGTAGAAGATTTGCTTACTCTTGATATTGCGTTTCATGGGCAAGCATCAGGTGGAAACATTGACGCTCAAAATGAAGCAACTATCGTCTATACAGCGGCGTAATAGAAAAAAATAAATCTTGACTTTTCGAAGTCGCTTTAGTATAATTATTAAATCTACGGGGGAGTTCTACTCCCCCTTCTTTAATTAAATTAGGATTTTTATACTATGAGCGATATTTCTTTAAAAAGTTTAATGAAGCCATCCATGACCGTTTCGATTGATTTTCCGGGCATGAATGGTTTTTCTGTTGATTTATGTTACCTAGCACGAGAAGAGCTACTTGCACTCCGCAAGAAATGTGTCTCAAAGAAATTCAATCGTTCAACACACCAAGCAGAAGAAATTATCGATGACGATAAGTTTCTTACTGAATATGTAAAAGCTGTAATTAAAGGCTGGACAGGCTTAAAGTTATCTTATTTAGAAGAGCTTCTATTAGTAGATACTGAAGGCATGGACCCGGACCAAGAATTACCGTACTCCCTAGAAGAGGCAGAGATTCTTATGAAGAACTCCGGCTCTTTTGACACTTGGGTATCAGATACCTTAGGTGACCTTGAAAATTTTACGAAAAACAAGTCGAAGAGTGCCTCCGACTTGTAGAAAAAAGTATTTCTCAAGAGGGTGAATTATCCACTGAAAAATATTTGGCTATGTGCGAGCAACTCGGAACAGAGCCAGATCCTGCCAGAATGCCTGTATCTATGGACGTTTTCCCTGAAGACGTTCAGTATGCTTTTTTAATTTTTAACTATATGCCTGATAGATGGGAAGGTATGTCCGGAAGTTACATGGGCAAAGAATGGTCTAGCATAGATTTTTTCTTGAACCTGTTTGGTATAGAAGATAAGAAGACTGTAGTATTCTTTATTTCGAGAATCGAGTATTTTAGAGTTCAGCAATTGAACGAAAAAATGGAAAAGAAGAGAAAGGCTGAAGAACGTAAAGCCAAAAGCGGTGGAAAACAGTACACCCATAATGTGCAAGGATAATGGCTAAAGAAGTAAAAGTAAGTATTATTGTAGACGACAACGGCACTATGCGCCTTACAGAAAAGAGCGCTAAAAAGCTCGGTGCGGGTCTTGAAAAAGCTGGTAAATCTGCCCAGACTGCCGACCGTCAATTAAAAGGTGTAGCACAAGCCAGCAGCGGCGCAGGCAAAAACTTTTCAAAACAAGCTCAAGGAATTTCGGGTGGTATTGTTCCCGCTTACGCTGCTTTAGCCGCCCAGGTATTTGCTGTAGGCGCCGCTTTTCGATTCCTTAAAGATGCGGGTAACTTAGTAACTTTAGAAACAGGGCAGCAAGCATACGCCTCTTCTACAGGTATAGCTTTAAAAACTCTTACGAAAAATATAATAGATGCTACTGATGCTCAGGTTACTTTTACTGACGCCGCACAAGCCGCAGCAATTGGTACTGCGGCAGGACTAACCACATCCCAACTAGAAGGCTTGGGAAAAGCTGCAAAAGACGTTTCTATAGTTCTTGGGAGGGATGTTACTGATTCTTTTAATCGTTTAGTAAGAGGTGTTACAAAAGCAGAACCGGAATTGTTGGACGAACTTGGTATTATATTAAGACTCAAAGACGCCACCCAAACTTACGCCGATTCTATAGGTAAAAATGTTAATGACTTAAATGCTTTTCAACGCTCCCAGGCTGTAGCCAACGATGTACTTACTCAGACAGAAGAAAAATACTCAAAAATCTTAGCTATATCCGATCCTCAAGCTAACCAATTTAATCAATTCGGAAAATCTTTTGATGATCTAGTTAATACAATAAAGAAAGGAATAAATTTTCTTGCAGCTCCTCTAGCGGGGTTTCTTGCTATGAACCCTTTTGCTTCCTTATTGCTAGCGGCTCCTTTATTAAAAGGATTTCTTAATTTAATAATACCACAAATTTCAGAATTTTCTACAGGGGCAATACAAGGATTGGATGGTATAGGCGATTCAGTAAAAGAACTACAGAGAAATTTAAAAGTAGACGCTATAGAATTAGGAGCTTTAAAAGGAGATACTGAAACAGCAAAATTATTATTAGACGATGCAGGAAAATCGGCAGTTAAGCTGGGAGAAAAGTATAAGATTCCTTTTATTGGTCTTCAAAAGCTAAAGAACGAAGGAAATATAGCAGGCAGAACTTTAAAAACTGCTATTAAGCAGGCTACTGAAGGCACAGGTAAATTCGCTGGGCAAACTTTAGAAGTTAGAAGAAAGTTTATTAATGCTTTTAAGGATATGGAGATTGCTCAAACCATCTTAGCAGGAAAATCTGCTGTAGCAGCTAAACAAGTATCTAATTTTTGGGTTTCAGCTTATGCGAGAATTAAACTAGCGGCAGTTAGTTTTGCTTCTACAGCTATATCATGGACTTCTAAACTAGTAAAATTTACTGGGGCTGCTATTTCAAGATTTTTACCTTTCATAGGGGCTCTTACTCTTGCTTTTGAGTTTATTCCTGACTCTGTAAAAAGATTTATCAATTCCTTTTTAGGTATTAGGAGTGTAGAGAAAGATGTTAAGAAACTTCTTGAGAAAGTAGAGAGTTTAAATGATGAATATACAGCTTTCGCCAAAACTCAGAGAGCTCTAGGCTCAGATTTAGATGATAACTATTCTGTTAGCTTAAAAACTTTATCAGCTGTAGGTCAGTTAGTAAAATCTCTGTCTATTACTGACGAGAAAGATCTTTTAAAGAATTATAATGAAGAATTAAAATTTCTAGCGACTAGTACGGCTAATGTCGCTGCTGTAGCGGATAAAGCGCAAAAAGCCTTAAATGAAGCCTTTGGGTCAGAATATTTTGATACTGGTGCTGCTGATAATAAAAACATAGACACGCTGAAAGAATACATAAAGCAAAGGCTGGAATCTATAACTGTTACGGAGTTGCAAGGAGACTCGGTAGAGAGATACAGAGAACAACTAGAGCTAGTTAATAATACTCTAGATAGAGGTACGGAGTTAAGCGGTAAACAGATTAAAGATTTACTAAGAGCTAGAACTAATTTCGAAGAGTTAACAAGTGAAGTAGATTCCTATAAAAAATCTTTAGAGGACTTAGGCCCTAGAATGACCAAAACTCTTAACGATTTAGTGCCTAGCAATCCTTTAAAAGATTTGATAGATGATTTTGATACTATAGAAACGGCTATTTTTTCTATTAATAAAGGTCAACAAAATTTTGTGGCGCTAACAAAGAAAGGAGAAGAACTCCTGCTCAATATAGGGGTTCAAGAAAGAAAAATTCTACTTAATGAATTAATAAAAAATGACCTTATAGAAAGAAGACTAGAATTAGAACAACGTATTGCTATGGATAAAATTATTAGAGAAAAGCAATTTATAGCTGCATCTTTATACTCAAGTAAAAGACAGTTAATACAGCAAAAATCAGTACAAACTCAGCTAAATTTAGAAGATGATATACTTAGAAAAAAGCAAAGTATTTCTCTAATCTTAGATAACATAGCTGCTAAAGGAGAAAAATTAACTAAAGGACAGATAGATACTTTAAGTTTAGAACAAGCACAGATAGAATTATTAGAAAAACAATTAGAGACTATAAAAAAACAAGAAGAATCGGCCTATAAACTTGGTATGGCTTTAAAAAATGGACTAGAAACTGGTCTTGAAACTAATATTTATGACCTATTAATAGGGGACGAGACTAGTTTTAAAGACGCTATACTTAAAAGTGCAAGCACTGCAGCAAAAACTGCAGCGAAAGAATTAGCTGGACAAATAACCGACAGTATTATGGGTAGTGTATTTGGAAAAAAGGAAACCGAAGAAGAGAAACGAAATAGAAAATTGCTAGAAACTTTTCAGTCTGGCGGAGAGGATGTTAAACAGAAAATAATAGAGGCTTTTTCTCAAGCCCAAAGTAACTTTGCAGCTTTTGAGAAAGATCCTAACTCTGGAACTTTTGGTACTACGAAGTTACAAGAAGAAACGGCTCTTGTTAAAAAAGTAGAAAATATAGATGGATTGAATTCTACAAAGGTTTTAGAAACAGCGACTAAATCTTCTGTTTCTTTAAAGTCTTCTGATAGAGGTAATACTGTGGATAATCCTGTCTACGTTCACGTAGTAAACTTTCCTGTTGCTATGGGTGGGGGAATGGGCGTAAATGCAGACGGTCCTAACTCTATAGCCGCCAAAGGTAGTCTCGGAAGCGTTATAGGTGGGATGGGTGTGAATAGCAAGCCTGAGAAAAAGTATACCAGAGATAACGGAGAAGAAATAGTACAAGAATGGTCATCTGACGTTTCGGCATCTGTAGCAAGTATCGAGAACCTAAATAGAATACAAGCAGAAAGAACCGAAGAAGCTATGAGTACCTCTCTGGAGTCTTCCAAAGAGCTTTCAAAAGGAGCTTTCTCTCTTAATAATCTACCATCTCTGCTTATGTCTGTACTTGGTGGAGGGGGATTTAATGTGGGAGATATTATTGGAGGCATCTTCGGGGCCGCTGCTGGGGGTATTATGCCTGGAGGAGTTACTGGATATGCTAATGGGGGTATCGTAAAACGGCCCACTGTCGGACTTGTAGGTGAAGGTAAAATGAACGAAGCCGTAGTACCTCTTCCAGATGGCAAAGCTATTCCAGTGAATATGGGCTCCGGTATGGGACAAAATAACAATGTTACTGTGAACGTGTCTATGGACGGGCAAGGCAACTCACAATCAGAGTCTAATAGTGATGGACAAATGGGGGCCAACATGGGTAAACTCATTGCTGGTGCGGTTCAAGATGAGCTACAACGTCAAAAACGTCCTGGCGGGATTCTTAGCCCCTATGGAGCAGCATAATGACAATTGGTATTAATGTAGGAGGAGCCTCTGGCTTTGTAACTCCAGATAGAAATTTCTCGAAGAAAACAAAACCAAGAGTACTAAAAGTTTCTTTTGGGGATGGATATGAACAAAGATTAAAAGAGGGTATCAACACTCTTATGCAAAATTTTAACGTATCTTTTAATAATCGCCCTACACAAGAAATAGATGATATTGTAGACTTTCTAGACTCTAAAGGAGGTACTACTTCCTTTAATTTCACTATTCCTGACCCAGACGGTGTTGGAGATGAAACAACCGTGAAGGTAGTCTGCGAAGATTATAATCAAGTATATTATAATTTAAATATTGGTTCCTGTACCGCAACACTTAGAAGAGTATATGAAGCATGAGCGACATCATAAAAACAGTACAACTACAAGATCCTGGTTCGGAACTGGTGGTACTCTACGATCTAGAGTATTCTTCAGGTAGTTTTGCCCACTTCTTCGCCGGTTTAGACGATGACTTAACAGAACTACAGTTTCGAGATTCTGCAGGAGCCGTTCAAACTTATGAAGCTCTGCCCCTTGAAGCTGATGGATTTGATATCTCTAGCGACGGAGCCTATTCTCGTCCCGAGATAACAGTAGCAAATATTGAAAGCGTATTTAAAGATGCTATCGGAGGCTTAGACTTTCAAGACCTTATAGGAAAAAGACTTACTAGAAGAACTACTCTTAAAAAATACTTAGTGGGAGAGTCTAACGATTCCGGCGCAGGTAATCCTCCCGTAGAATTCCCAAAAATAGTATATGTTATTGATAGGTTAAAGTCTAAAACTATTATATCAGCAACTTTTGAACTGGCGGCACCTTTTGATTTAGCAGGAATTATGTTACCTAGAAGAATCGTAGTAGGAGGAGCTTGCCCTTGGAAGTATAAAGGGGTGAATAATTCTTCTCCTCGCGGAGGCTGCACTTGGAAGTCCGAAACTTTGGGTGAAGGTACTACTGCAGGGGGAGATGCTATATATATGAATGAATATGATGAGTATATAGTTCCAATAACAATATCTTTCTCTACTGTAGGATCTAGTGTTACAAAAGGTGCTTATTACAGTACTTCTACTAACATAGATAGAGTTAATCAAGATGGAAGTACTACCTCTGTTGCAGCAACTAATTATTGGCAGGCAGTAAGAGACCAAGCTTCCAACCCTACTCAGCCTTCTGATTCTGATAAATTTTACTGGAGAAGAGTTAGGGTATACACTACCGAAGTATCTTTCGGAACTACTAATCCAGCGTATACCTACAGGCAAGTGGGGCATAACACTTATATACTATCGACTGCTGGCGCTCTATGGAGAGCAAAAAGATACGCAACAGCAAATACTACTATCTCACCGAATGCGTTTAGTTTTATAGAAGGAGCTTACTGGACTTCTGGAGATATTTGTGGTAAGAAAGTAACTTCCTGCTCTTTAAGGTTTCAATCAAAGATACACTCAACTATTACTGGCGGAGTGGCTGTAGATAAGACTAAACAACCTTTACCTTTTGGAGGATTCCCGGGTGCTAAACAAAGATAAAGAAATATTAGAGCATCTAATTAGTGTTTATCCAGAAGAAGGTTGCGGGATACTAATAAATAAACGGGGCAAGATAGTATGGATGGCTTGTGAAAACACTGCAGTAAAGCCAGAAGAAGACTTTGTAATATCCGCAAAAGATTATATAAGAGCAAGTTTACTCGGTGATATACATGCAATAGTACATAGCCATCCGGATGTAAGCTGTGAGCCTAGCGAAAGCGATATAAAGACGAGTGACTTTTTAGGTATACCATATATTATTTACTCTTTACCTAGCATGGAAAAATATGAGTATACACCAAAAAATGTAAGAAATAAATTACTTGGTAGAGATTATGAGTTTGGACAGAGCGATTGCTATTCTCTAGTAAGAGATTATTATAAACAAGAATTAGATTTAACACTACCAACAATACTATTTGAAGATGATTGGTGGGATAAAGGATTAAACTACTTTGATGACTTATTCCAGAACTTTGGATTTGTAGAAGTAGAAAAACCGCAGGAGCACGATGGAATTATTTTTAGCGTGTTTTGTAATGTCCCAAATCATTGCGGGGTTTATTTAGGGGAAGATTTATTTCTTCACCATGCAGTAAATAGGCTTTCATGTAGAGAATCCATACACTCCGGTTGGGGTCAGCATATAGTGAGATACGTAAGATGCAAACAGTTTATTTAAATGGGGGTCTATCTCAGTTCGGAGAAAAATGGACAACGGAGTGTAAGGATATAGCAAGTATCTTTAAACTCATAGAGTGCCAAACTCCTGGGTTTAGAAAATACTTAACTGATGCAGTAGAAGCTGACGTAGGTTTTGAGATACAAAGAGGTTCTGAATTTTTAGAAAATCCAGAAGAGCTTCTTCTTTCTTTAAACGATGAAGATATTATTATTACAGAAGTGCCTTCAGGTTCTAAAAGTGCTGGAGGAAAAATATTGTCTGCTATAGCTATAGCTGTATTAACTTTTTATACTGCAGGAGCCTTAACGTCGTCGGCGGCCTTGGCCAGTACCTTCGGGGGTAATGCGGCTACGTACGCAACAGCAGCCAAAGTTGTTTCGTACGTAGGGTATTCAATAGCTATAAATTTAGGTATGGCAGGTATTACTCAACTTCTCGCCCCAGGACCTGAAAGCGATGGTGATAAAAATGATAGTTATCTCTTTAGTGGTCCTAGCAATAATGGTAAGCAGGGATTACCCGTACCCATTCTATATGGAGAATTGATAGTAGGTGGAATGCCTATCAGTTCTTTTTACTCTAATTCTCCTTTTAGATCTTCTTTTAGAAACTTCGAGGCACTAGGAGGAACCCCAGGTACAGAAGGGCAAGTATATACAGATGTCAATGGAAACAACCTAGTTTGGCTTGATGCAATAAAAGATTTCATAAACCTGAGCGATATAGACGCTATTTATAGTTAAAGGGAAAAAAGATGATAAATGGAAATATCGGAGGTGGGCCTAACGGCGTCAACGGCTCTGCTGCAGGAACCAGAAGAGATACCGAGAATCAATACGGGTCTATAACGGATCTAATTGCTGAAGGAGAGATAGAAGGTTTAGTGGCCGGTTTATCCTCCGTATATTTTAATGGAGTATCTTTAGTAGATACTCAAACCTTTCAAAATATACAGTCTAGAGCGGGTAAACTGTCAGTTTCCGGCACTGCGGTAACTAACGCTGCAGGGTTGTTTTCTAACGTAAATTTATCAAACGGAGTTAGGTATATTCAAATAAAGGGGGCCGGACGCTCTACTACTCTCTCTGCCTCTGCCGAAAAAGGGCAGCAAGAAATATCTGTAGCTACTAATAACTTTTTTCAGGAAAAACATACTAAAGATTTTCAAAATTTAAGCCCTGCAAATATAAATGATAATGTAAAATACACTATTAGGATACCTGGAGCAGGTCCCGACGGTGAAGAGTATAGAGGTGTTATTACTTCTTTTTTCGGCACCAACGAAGAAAAAGCCTCTATCTACCCTTCAATAGAAACAACTGTTAGTTCAGGAACAGCTGTTTCTATAGATGAAGTCTCTAGACTCTCCTCTATAACAGATGAAAATTCCGCGACTCTTGACTCGGCTGTAGAGACTAATGTCACTAACGCTAACGCAATACTTTCCTATTCAATAGTTTCTACGACTACAGGAACAGGTAACTTAACTTATAAAAATTCTTTTGCTCATTTAAAGCGGGGTAGTTTAAATCAACTCCCCTATAATGAGTTATACGGAATTCCTTCAGCTTCTTATATTCTGGGATCTAATCAAGATTTAACCTGGTATGGTAACGGGGTAGGAGGCACAGCTTCTGCTACTATAGTACAGTCTTCAGCATTTTCCTTCGGACAAAACTCTAAAGAAGAGATTGACGAACTAAAAGTTCAAATTGAGTTTCCTGCTGGCCTACAATTAATTGGCGGCACTGGAGAGTCTAGGTACGCTCATGCAGAATTCCAAATTATTTTACAGTACAAAACTTCTCCTAATCAAGCTAGTTTTACTAAACGACTTGTGTGGGGTAATGATTATGGTGGTTCTGAGTTTATAGATTCTTTAAAGTCTGGGCAACTACATTTCTGGAATTTAGGCGACGGTGAAACCTCCGACAGCTACGATAAATTTGATCAGTACAAAGATTTCTACATGCGAAGTAAGGATGCTAGATACCGAGGACAAGGAAGCACTACTTCGAACGGCACTCCTTCAGGAGAGAGCGGTAGAGCACTCATACAGAAGAAGGGTCAAAATACTGCATTTGTATCTGAATTTTCTATAAGTCTAAAAGATTTACAACCTTTACATGATTGGCAGATAGAAGTAAGAAGAATTAGCCCAGACAATGTAAGAGATTATACTTACGCTAATAATAGTTTTATCTCCTCTGCTAGACTAAAACTAGTAGAGGCTATTATTGAAGAAAAATTTTCATTTCCGAGAAGTGCTTATGCAGTTGTAGGTTTTGCAGCAGAGGATTTCGAGCAGCCTCCTAGCAGGGCATACCATTTACGCGGAAAGAAAATAAGAATTCCGAATAACTATTTTACTAGAGAAGAGCTCGGTACTTATCAAGCAGAATATACTAGAAACATTAGTACCGGGGTATTAGAATCTGCCTATCAACCTTGGACAGGAGGGTTCCGTCAAGAATTAGTTTATACTAATAATCCTGCTTGGGTATTTTATGATATTCTTACCAATAAAGAATATGGTCTTGGAGACTTTATTCAAGATAGTGATATAGATATTTACTCTTTGTATCAAATTGCTAGATATTGTGATGAAGTAGTTCCTGACGGGAAAGGAGGACTAGAACCTCGATTTGCTTGTAATGTATATTTAAATTCTCAAGAAGAAAGCTACAAAGTATTAAAAGACCTTGCGAGTACTTTTAGATCTATGATGTTTTGGATTGACGGAAAAATAACCGCTATTCAAGATAAACCGAAAGAACCTGTGTATACTTTTACTCAAGGTAACGTAGAAGATGGATTGTTTAACTATTCCTACACGGGACAAAGAGCAAGAACTAATCAGGTTAATGCAACTTGGACAGACCCTGATCAATTTTATGCTCAAACAACAATTACTGTAGATGACACTGCCAACATGATTTCTCAGGGTAGGATTGTGTCCAAAGACGTAGTAGCTTTTGGTTGTACTTCAGAAGGGCAGGCAAGAAGACTTGCTGCATGGCACTTAGCAACAGATACTACAGAAACAGAAATTGTTAGTTTTACAACGTCTATGAATGCTTCATTTTTACGTCCAGGGGACGTTATAAATATACAGGATAGGCAGTCCGTAGACTTTGAAGCTAGTGGTAGATTATCCACTGGGTCTACTACTACTTCTATAGTATTGGATAGAACCGTAGATTTTCCTGGGTCTGGTACTCTAGGGACGGGGTGTAATTTATACTTAATTTTTACAGAGCCTTCCTTTTTCTTACAGCAAGAGTCTGCGGTAATAAATGAACAAACGTATAACAGAGGAGAGGTACTTCTAGAGGATAAGGATGAGAACCCATTAATATCTGAAGAACAAGGAATAAACTTACTCGATGACTCTGGCAATCCTGTATTAGTACAGTATAATAAAAATTCAAGGGTAGAAGTAAAAGAAATCACTAATTCTACCACTTCTGCTTCTACGATTTCTGTTTTGGGAGCCTTTTCAACTGCTCCCGCCCAAGACACTATTTGGGCTATTAGCAGAGTAGACGATGTCAACTCTCCGGAGATTAGAGAATTTAGAATAGCTGGTATCACGGAAGAAGACGGGTTTAAGTATTCTATCGCCGCCACGCAGTATACTAGAGAGAAATTCGATGAGATAGATATAGACTCTCCTGTTTATACGACTACTTATGTATCCGAAGCAGGAAGAAATTCCCCTCCTCCTGCTGTAGCCAGTATTTCTATAGAGTTAGTAACTGATGGTTCTTCTTCAGAGGAAGCTTCGGGTACCGCTACGAAAGCCAGAATTAGTTGGACTCCCGCCGTAGAATCTTATACAGACTCAAACGGGTTAGTAAGTACTAGACCTTACAGATTCTTAAAAGGGTATGAGGTAGTACATAATTTAACTACTACTAATAATTCTATATATGCGGACGATACAGCTAGGGTATTTGTTCCTGCATCGAGTAACGTACTAGAAATTGATAACGTTTCTGCGGGAACTTATACAGTAGGTATTATAACGAAAAGTGACTCGGAACCCTCTACTAATTCTGTCACTACTTCAGTTACTAGAACTATATTTACAGCTCCCCCTCAAGTAAGTAAGCTTAGCAGGCTATCAAAAGGTGGATTTATTACATCCCCGATTTCCTTCAACTCCTCTACTGCATTAGTGGTGTTGGAAAATGCTATTTATAGCTATTCTCCTCCTTCAGGTATCGACTACTTTTCTACTGCTGGTAGTCCTTTATTTAATCAACAGAGTTTTATTTCTTTAGCAGATGGGGGAGTTGCGTATTTATTATATGATGCTTCTTCCGCTGAAAGTGGTGGAGATCCTTGGAAAGCAATTCAACTACATATTGATAATATAGCCGAAGACCCTAGCTCCAACATTACTAGAACTACTTATGTAAAAGAATTGGGTGCTTCTAATAATGGGCTTACTGCTATCTCTGGTACAGTTGAAACATTCTTTGGCTCTGATATTATCACAGGCTCAGGAACTTCGTTCACAACGGATTTCTCTGTAGGTGATTTTATTAAAGTTTCTTCCGGATCTGCTGCTGGTACAGAAGTAGCCTCTTCTGAATATAGAGAAATTGTAGAAATTTTCAGCAACACCGGCATGACAGTAAAGTTTCCTTTTCTACGTACCCAAAGCGGGGTTTATGGTTTTAAACAAACTTTTGTGCCAGACATATCAAAAGACGTTATTCTCGCGGAAATAAGTAGGTCGGGTAGTGTTTACTCAGCGGATATCTATGTACAAACAAAAGGGGATGATGGTTATGTAGTAAACTTTACTAATGAGGCGGTTAGTGTATCTTCTGGCAGAAACACCAGCGTTAGTCCTATTGAGTATCCTGTAACTTCTTACAGCAATACAGGTACTATTATTAAAGTTAGTAAAGGGTCTAATATTTTATCGGCAACATCAGGAACTCCAGGTTCAGGTCAGTTTAATGTTACTGTTAATGCCGTAAATAATATTGTAGCGGGAACTATTACACATGAGGGTACTACTGCTACTGTAGATTCGGCATCAAGCATGTCAGATGTGCCCCTAGAGGCGAGCATAGAATTTTTAATAGATGTGGAAGGTCTGGTTAATTTTACAAAAGAGCAAACATTTAGTAAATCTGTTGAAGGTGTTATAGGCTCTCAAGGCGATGTAGGCTCTCAAGGTGCTCAAGGTACTATAGGTGCTACGGGTGTCACAGGTAATCAAGGCGTTGTAGGCTCTCAAGGTGCTCAAGGTACTATAGGTGCTACCGGTGTTCAAGGTAATCAAGGCGATGTAGGCTCTCAAGGTGCTCAAGGTACTATAGGTGCTACCGGTGTTCAAGGTAATCAAGGTGTTGTAGGCTCTCAAGGTGCTCAAGGTACTATAGGTGCTACCGGTGTTCAAGGTAATCAAGGCGTTGTAGGCTCTCAAGGTCTCAAAGGTACTATAGG